AATGATGGACCTAGGGTTGCTGATGAATAATTGGGATCGTAATTAATCCTCAATTTCCCATTATGCATCTTAGAACACACCACTTGAAAACGAAACTCCATAGAACCTGTCCAAGAATTGAACGGCAAAGCAGCAAAAGCTGTCGATGTTAAGTATAATGTACCAGCGTTTTCTCGCCAAATCATTGGATTCACACGCACATTAAACAAAAACGTTTCAGGACCAGCTGCTATAGGCCAATCAAATGTTTCAAACCAGGACTCGTGACTAACAATATTTTGTATAGAGAGCGGATCAACAGGAGCGTCCATACCACTAATTCGTGGATCAATGGACATCTCTTGCTTATCGTCTACTGACATCTTCGCACTCCGATCTGGAACAGTTGTTAAAGCTACTGATGAAACAGCTTCAGGGCGTATGGGTTCCACATTCTTAGTCTGTGATGGTCGACTCATACCAAATAATTTAGCCATAGAGGCCACACCACTAGCCATAGTAGACGTGGCATCAGCATATGGACCAATCATTGGTACTTTACCCAGTTTCGATGCGAGACCTGCCACTTTAGTCGCAGGACCAGAGATATAACCCTGACTGTTTGCTTCATCAATTTCTCCCATTTGTGGTACGAGAGCTTGTGATTCAATACTAGTTAGAGCTGCTAACTCAACATCTTTCATCCAGGCAAAAGTTGTTACTGTCACATCATCAGTACCATTATTGGCATGCTTCAACGTATTCAAAGTACGCAGATAAATATTACCTATATTGATCCACTCGCGTTTTGTTATATTAACATAATCGCGATGGTAGAAAAATGGCATCTCCAAATAACCTCCTGATGAATCAGATGGATCAATGAAGACTTTAGGTAAATTTGTCATACGCACCAATGAATCTTGTATCAAATGACTATACTGTGAAGCATCATCATACCTGTGCAATGGTTGGTAACAAGCAATGGCTCTACCATAATGAAATGGTGTGCCACTAACGACTACCTTAAAACACAACGTACCACGCAACAATTTAAAATTGTTGATACGATTGACAATAATGGGGTTTGACAAATAATCATCCCATGGATTTATATCGGCCCATAATTCTCCTCCAACTTGCCATTTGTAAGCATTAAGCTTCAATGGACGAGAAAAGAAGTTCTCAAATTTTGCATAGACTTCATCACGAGCTGATCGAACCTCGTCAACAGCAGATGGTATTATCACTGAATGACCCTCTCTGTCATCAGCGAACATCATTTGCTGTTCACGTGTTTCTACCTTTGCACCTCCCGCTTGCTCCGTTTGATCGAGAACTCCCATATGGGCTTCCAAATTAGCAAAACGTGGTGGTAGCAAAACGCTAGTATTCGCTTCACTACGTACATTGCAAGCTGGGTAAAACAAACCTGTCTCTTCCATATCCATGGACCATACGACGGACTTTGCCACCTCATCCGACATTTCAGGGACAAGATCTGCTATAACCCTACTGAAGAATCTACCGTGATTTTCAAACTCACCATGGAAATTCCCAATACTAATACGACTTTTAAGCAATTGCGTTATAGATGCACTTAATTCCATTTCTAGAAACTGTAGTGTCTTTTCACGCAACTGCCAAAAATACGAACGAAAAACATCACACCAACCAGTGGTGTGAAAATCATAGTAATGCATCAAATGATTAAGGTGCAAAACTCTATAACGTCCAAAAACGCCAGAGGGTCTGCCACTAATCACATAATACTTACCTTCAAAACAGATGACATCTACTGGTTCACCTGCAACAAAGATCTTGTTACGGCTACAATATATGTCATATTTCATTTCAACATTTACACTCGAATCCGAAATGGAAAAATCCGAGCTACTTTCTTGATTTGTGTTTCCGAGTCATTTATCAAATCGTGCTTAAACTCATACACACGATTAGGGTCCCCTGCGAGATATATAAATCTCCAAATATCATGCAAAGCCTACAATTATGACGCGGGTATGTCAAAACTGTGGTAACCAAATACATGAAAGCCCACTTCAACTATACGCTGGAACCCCAGGGGACAACCGGGGCGGCATTTAAGGCTGCTCCGCACCTAAATATGACTTCCTCCATTTCCCAACCATATCGTCATACGTACTATCCAGCATAGTACACATATGGCTGATGTTTGCTCTTCGAGCAACTTGAATTAATTCTTGCCGACGCTTCTCATAAACATCCTCGCCATGACTAAACCACTCACGAAGAGCACCATCTATGTTCATCGCACTACATTCATTTTCCGTTAACGGGTGACCCTGCGGATATAAATGCATGTGCAAAGATTTGAACACAGATTTGTCAACTAAAGCGCCCAGATGCACACCCAATTTTGGGTGGTGGACTGTTTTGCGTTTTAAAAATTCAAACTCATCGAAGGGCAAAAAGTCGGTCAATTTACTACCTTTATCTGGCATAGTGTAAATTTGACCATACTGCCCCAAAAACTCAGACAAATTTTTGATTGTAAATTTGTCCTCCTCCGGATGAACTGAGCCAATGTTATCATCTCCATAGGTGATGACATTAACACGTTCACGAAACGGTGGAGGGTCTTCATGCACATTGTAGTAGAAACACCTCATTCCTAAACTACCTACGATACCGTTCAAAACGACTGTTAAAGAATTTCCACTAATGTGAGAACCTCTTGTAAGCCCAATTAGAACGCCATCAAAGGCAATAACGGAATAAACGATATCTCCAACCATGGCACGCATAACATTCAAATCTTCTTCTGAGTATTTGCACTCACTCGCCAAATCAATCAAGATTCGCAGTGATGCAATCAACAATTGTGATGGAATTTTCTGGTCGTAACTACCATAATCTCCACCAACAATTCTTTCCTTGCCATATTTGAGAACATGATTATGCATTTGTTCCCATTCAGGTCCATGACAGTTTATCCCCACTGCACACTCAGACACTAAAGGATTCATCTGCAAAATCCTCAAAATTGGTAAGAAATATTTTCTGATAAGAAAAGTAAGCGAGATGGCATTTCCATAAAAGATGCGAC